CACGGATTTCTACATCTAACCCCCATTGTTCAATCTTTACGATTTCACGCTGAAGGTCATCTACTGCAATAATGCGGTCACGAAGGGACACGATATTTCTCCTGTGTTTGTTTGTTGGTTGGTTTCTACTGTTTAAGCCCAAGTGCCGCGGGTAACTGCACCCGTGACTTGAAGTTCAACAGAAGCCTTTACAGAATCGCCAACTGCTGCCGTAACTTGATACGACTTCATAATGGCTTCTCCTGAGTATTTGATAAGACCAGTGGTTGAACCTGCTGGACCGTACTCAAATGAAATTGTTGCTGCTTGACCAAGCACACCCGCAAGTGTTGCATCTGCTGTCGCATCAAACAAACCTGAAAGGCTTACCGTTGCGTCCGACAAACCCACAATGTAAGTTTTTGCTGAACCTGCAACACCAAAAGTTGTTGTCTCGGCGGTGTCCACTGAACGCGGGAACCCCACATTGTCTAAATATGCCGAATAATCCACCAAAGTGCCTGATGAGTTGTCCAACTTGAATACTGCTGACTTGCCATGTACAAATGCCACGATTTACCTCCGTGCGAAAGATGTTTGATATGTGATTGAGCCTGTACCCGAAGCGAGTGTTACCTGCGACCTCAGATATCGGTTAACGGTGGTGCCAGCCGCAACTGCGACCCGTTCCGAAGTTGTAACCGTTGTTGCTACAACGGTAAATGTTGCTAAGTCAGCAAAAGTTGAGTTATCAACTGAATGTTGGATTTTGAAGGTAGCATTAGCGGAGCGTGAGTTTGCTGTGACATGCAACTGAGCAAGACCACCATTGGCGGTAGAAGTAGCGTTGTCAACAGCCGTATTGTTCGTTGTTGCGGTGTCTGCGCCTAACGCATGAAGGGAAACACCATAATCATTTCCACCGTCAGATTGTGCTTCGTAGGAAACTGAAACAACATCCGCAACAGGGGCAGTAACCGAATAAGACTTGGTTTTACCTTTAAGCAAAACAACACGATTTCCAATGGTTGTTCCACCCGAAGCAAAAGTAATTGGCGAAAGAGTGTCAGAGCCAATGCTTGCGGCAAGAACTTCGTCAACTGCCAAAGCCGAACCATCAAACATACCCGAAGCCGACAAGGTAGAGTCCTTCAACCCCGTTACATACGACTTTGAAGTGGACCCGAACGCAGTCACCTCGTTTGTGTCCACCGAGGAATTAGCACTCCCGTTGTTCAGGTATGAACTCAGATCGTAAGCGCCGTGCAAAACGACAGCCGATTTACCGTGAATGAAAGCCATTACTTTTCCTCCGAATCAATCGCATCAGGAATGTCAGCAACGTCCACAACTTCAGGTTCAACTTCTTCAACAATAGGTGCGTCAACAGATTTGCCACTTGAATCAACAAGTTCAATCAAACCCTGTTCACGCAACCATTTAATTGACTTAGAAGGAACATCGTCAATGACTTCGCCTGCTTCAACGCGGCGATTAGGAGGAAACTCCAAACCTGTCTTGACTAGATACTTCGGCATCTGCACTCCTGATAGTGGACGAGCCTCTACCCCGAAACCGACCTGACCACAAGGGTACGAGCGGGCGATGCCGAGGTCACAAGGACACGAGTTACGGCAAAACTTTACATTGCCGAACCGCCACCAGCAGACTAGATACGCCTTTAGTTACCAACCACCTTCAGGAACAATCCATGGCGACCAGTCTTGACCAGTCACATCAAACAAAAGTTTTCCTGCCTTCAAGTTTGTAAAAGCATCCAACAAAGGTTCCTGTGTACAGATTTTCATTTGCGTACAGATCGGCGCATACTTGTTGCGTTTAGGCAAAAAATTGACCCCATTTATTTGCAGCAGCCCGCTGTCTGACGGATGACTCATGGTGGACATTTTAATAAACTTACAATCTGAATCCACAACAGAGCCGCCGATTCTGTTCGGGCAACAACCCGACTCGCGTTGAACTATTTTTGTCAATTTGCCGATGTGTTTAGGCTCCCAACCAGCGCTTAAAGCCATTTCAGGAAGCCAACTGCAATCACCATGGCGAAACACAATAGGAGCCACCGTAGGGGCTGAGGACACGACAGGCGCTAAAGACATCACAGGGGTTAGTCTCCCCGAAGGAGCAACAGCCTTAGATTCTGCTGTACCCACCAAATAACACACACTTAAAACTGTCACCGTGAACACGGTTAAAAAAACTCTCTTCATCAGAACCTCCGAAGAAATTGGGCAATAAAAAAGCAGATCACGACATATACAGCGACCGCCGAAACAACTTGCAATGAACCTCCAAAATGGGATCGTTGTGGAATATAACTTCTCAACACCCCGCAGGGGTTATTCTCTTTCTAACCTGTTTACGCCTCTCCCAAGGCTAGTCAAACCGTTGCCAAATTGTAACCCAAAAAGCCCCTGAAGGCAACAACCTAAGCGCCGTTTTTAGCCTTACAGCGGTGGCAAATGATAACCCATGGTCTAGTTACCTGTATTGCGAGCATCTTTTTGCATCTCCAACAACGAGGCTCTTTATCCTCAGAAGCGAGCGCCCCGTAAGCCGAAATTGGCTGTTGATCTAACTCATCCATACGGTGTAATCGCATCCGATAACAGGACGGTCATCTTGATCGCGGGTCACAGGATAAATATCCGAAGTAGCCAACACCGTATGAATGACCACACCCGACAAAGTAGTTGCCCTAATCGCCCCCAAAATAGCGCGAACATCCGTTGCTTTGGTACGAGCAGTCGGATAATCGTTTCTTCCAGCGCGACATAAAACACGAATCCTCTGATGCGAAACAGCATGAACAGAAGCACCAAATACCTGAGAAGGACCGATACCAGCCGACTCATACAACACCACACAAGCATCAGGAGTGTCAGGCATACGCGACAAAAACATGTCTGTAGCCAAAGTACCTATTGAGTTCGTTTGGAGATAAGCGCCCAACGCATCAAGAATCGCCACTTATTCCTCGTTCACATCATCTACAGATTCAGTCTTTTTTCGTGTCCGATTAAACACATAAGCAGTTTTTTTCATCAACCGATTAGCCATGCCCTCTTGGGCGCGATCAAAAGGGTCCTCCAAATAGTGAGATTTGCGACCATCAGCATGAAGAAAATTGTCGTTTTCATGTTGAATAATTGCATAATTAACCTCATCACCCTCAAACTTTCCACCCGCAGCGCCACCATACGAAATCTCTACAGCAACAGACGGACCAACATAAAACGGTGTATGGACACGCCCCGAACTAGACAAAACTCCGCGATCAAAAGGAACTTCCTGCTTAGATTCACGCAAAATCTTTTGACCCTCAGAATATAAAGCCTCACCCATGGCAGGAACCAACTCATTAGGTATCTGCTCAAGCAACTTAATAAGTTGTGTATTTCCTACAAGAGTAATAACAGTCCGAGCCACATCAACTCCCAAACGACACGATAGTTATTTGCGGAAAAGTCTCATCCGTATAAGCCCGAATAGAAATAATTCTCGGAGTTTTACCATCAGGCAACTCCATCTTGGACGCATGAGAAATCGTAGGATTGCCATAAAAAATAACTCGCCCCTGCTCAAAAACATTCTGATTATCGGCAGTCGTAATCATCACACCAGTTTCCTGCACATACGCCCGCGTATCAACACTCGTACCACTCCAAGTCTGCTTACCATAAGAATCAGTGGTAGCAGTCGGATACACCTTCACAGTGGAAGGCATCAAAGTCAAAAACGATGCGTCAAGAGTCATCAGTCAGGGAAGTTCTGAATAGGTGGAACACTGTTCGTCCCACTGCCGATGTTCCTTTGCATACCGATAGAGAACTCTGAAGTGTTTGGATAACCCGCAGAATCCCAATTAGGAGAAGGCGGATATTTACGGGAAGCAGTATTGCGAAGATTGGTTGCCCGCTCCATAAATGCCTTAGCCTGCTCCACAAAGCGCGTAGAAATAGACAAATCTCCTACAGACTTAGAACCGTCAGCCTTTGCGTTATACCGACCCGCAATACTTTCGCATGCAAAAGAAGCCGAAATATAGGCATCATTGTTCCAAGCCGCCAAAAGATAAGCAATCTCAGCATCATTGATCTGTTGATTAGTCGTATCAATATCGCCGACAAGAAAACGCACCTCATCACGGGCATTATTCGCGGGATCACCCGAATAAGTCCAAGCCATAGGACTAATCCAATGTCAAAGTGAGCGATGTAATCTGAAAAGTATCTCCAGCAGTAACAGCGGCAGTAGAACTAAAAGCACCTGACCACAAACAGTTACCAGCAGTGGAAGCATCCCACAACGACCAATGGCTATAAGTTTCTGTTGCAGCCACATTCGTCCAAGTAATAGTCGCAGAACTCACCATGGAACCCGAAGCAGCAGAACTAAAACCAATTAACTTGCGAGTAGTTTCCGCCGCGGCACCGCTAGTACCCGTTTCGCCTGGATCAGACAAATGCAACTTGACATACGGTGTAGCAACCGAAAACGAAACAGCGCCAAGAGTGTCAAGCAACTTGTTTTCAGCGTAATTAGAAATACTCATTTAGAAGTCACCTTAGTTGTAGAAGTAGTTTTGATCTTAGACACTTTTGCAACAACAGGTTTCTCTACCATGGTTTCAATAACTTGTGAAGTTGGTGCGTTCATTACTTCAACCAAATAGCGGTTGTTAATCAAAGCACGAACATTACGCCAACCTGAAGCATCAAGAACCGTGCCAGTAGGGATAATCTCGCCATTAGCCGAGATAGGTTTCATCACTTTATGAGCCATATTTCCTCCGATTATATTTGGACACTAAGGTCACTTGACCGAAGTGCTTATGCGACTCTGTACCAAACAACAGTGTTGGCTGCCGAAACACGAATCTTGAACGAAGCCGAAGTTGCTGCTGCTACTGTTGCCGAGCCGACAATAGTTGCACCAGTTGCAGCCGTAATCGTCAAAGCGTGAGTTGCTGCCGTCAAGTTTGTGAACGACACATCAAAAGTGTCACCAACTGCGTAACCCGAAAGTGCGGCACAGGTAAGAGTTCCCGTAGGAATTGTCTTAGCCCGTGTTGCTGTTGGAGTGCAAACAAACAAGCCACCATTAGTAACAACCATTGCGGCTGTCATGGTTTCTGCTTGATCCGTCAAAGTTGTGACAGTAGTTTTTTCTGTGTGCGTATTGCTTGCGACAACGCCAGTAGTTCTGAGCGAACCAAATAGGGCTTTGCCTTTTGTAAGTCTGTTTGCCATAGAA